ATGAATCAGTAGCTGCTGCAGCAACAATGTCTAAGCTTGGTGGTCTATCAGGTAGAGCCAAAGTTTTTGATGAAATAAGATCTTTAAATGATAATGCTGCCAAGCTAGGAAGCACTCAGTTTTTAAAAACAGCTGATGAAATTTTTATAGGTAAAGATGGATTACCAGAATTACCTCTTGGAAAAAATAATAAAGTACAACTACCAGAAGAGACATATGTTGATGGAGTTAAGTATTTAAAATTTGGAAAAGATGCTGGAGCTTTAATGGATACCTATGCTCCAGAAGTTTTTAGCAAAGCTGTGCTTGGATCCACAACAGATTTTGTTGGTCAAATGCCAGTGCCATTAAGAAAACTTTATCAAGGTTTGCTTGGATTAAAAGCACTTGCTCAATACGGTAAAACTATTCTAGGTCCAACTGCTCAAATAAGAAACAACACCAGCGTCCCATTCATGGCACTAATGAATGGCAACCTAGGGCCGAGTGGAGAGTTTGCAAAGAATTTTAAAATGTCTTTTGCTGGCGTTTTAGATCCAAGAAAAAAAACAGAATTTAATAAACAAATTACAGACGCAAGAGAATATGGATTAATGGTTGGCAAAGGAACTCAACTGCAAGAACTAAGTGATGTAGCAACTTTCGCTACAGATGACATGGATATTCTTAAAAAATTAAAATCATCTTCAGTTTTTGATGTGATGAAGAAAGGAAAAGAAATTCCAGAAAGATTTTATACTGGTTCAGATAACGCGGCCAGGCTAATCAATTGGAGTGGCGAGCAGTCTAAACTTGTTAATGCTATAGCTAAATCTTCAGATGATGCAATGTTCCCGGTAAGCGCTGGAAGAAACATGGCTGATCCTGACATTCAAAAACTTATAGAGATTAATGAAACTGGATCAGTAATCAATTTAGGAAAGTTAAAAGCAGCAGGAGATGATGTTCTTGATAAGTTTGTTAAAGGAGAAACCGCTGATATAGCTTTGAATGTAACACCGACTTACTCTAGAGTTCCTGAAATGGTCAGGCAATTAAAATATATTCCAGTGATTGGTAACTTTACAGCCTTCCCAGCTGAAGTTATAAGAAACACAGTCAATACTTTGGAGCGAGCAATCAAAGAGCTTGCAAGTAGTAATCCTGAGTTACAAAAAATAGGATCTAGAAGAATTGCTGGAGCATTAACCACAACAGTTGGCATTCCCGCCGGGCTAACAGCTACAGCTTTGGCCATGACAGGCGCTGATAAAGAACAACTCGATGCATACAAAAGATCTTTTGCTGCACCTTGGGAAAAAACATCGACTATGATTCCTACTGGCACAGATGCGCAAGGAAATATTACAGGCTTATACAACTTTAGTTATACCAATCCATATGACTATTTACAAAAGCCTGTCAAAGCTATTACCAATGCTGTAGCTAATGGGAATAGAAACGAAGCAAGTTTGATGCAAATCCTCAATGAGTCTACTGTTGATTCTATTGGGGAATTTGTTAACCCATTCTTGTCTCCAAGCATGGGAGCAAAAGCTTTATATGAAGCAACCTTAGTTGGAAAAACAGAAACAGGAAAAACTATTTACAATGAATCAGATCCATTGGGGGATAAAACTGCAAAAGGATTAATGCATTTTTTCAATGCTGTTGCTCCAACTATCACACCTATAACATTTCAAATGGATGCTGACGGAACTCAAATAGTTCCAAAAGATTTTGTTACAGCGGCTGCGTCTTTGGTTACAGGAGAGAAAGATTTGATTAGTCCAAGAGGAAAGCCCATTGATGTTGCAGAAACTATGGTGTCAGCTTTCTCTGGTATTAAAGTAGTTAAACCTCAGATTGATAGATCTCTTTACTACAAAGCAGCTGAAGCTAAAAGAGCTATTAGAGAAACAACCAATGAATTTAATAGATTATTAAGATCTAACAACAGAAGAGAGTCAGAAGAATTTATTCAAGGCTACATAAACTCAAACGAGGCTAGGTATAATTCTTTAAGAACTCTTTACACAGCCATTGAAGACGCAAGAACTTTGGGCCTTAGAGAGTATGAGATTGACAATCAATTAAAGATTGCAAAAGTGGCTAACAGAGACATGGTTATGGCTGGAATGTTCTCTCCTAGCGAAATCAATCAAGATGTTCTTAATTTTGCTTTACAAGGAAGCGAAAGAAAATCTTCACAACCAGTTGATCTTGCTGGAATATATTCTGCTCAATCAGGTATAACTGGGCAAGGTCTTCAAGGACAATTTCAAGATCCGGGCCAACAACCAGTGGCTCCTCCAATAAGAAGAGCAGCAGATGTATTAAGAGAAGAAGAGATGAAAAAAATACTAGGCACACCCTAGAATATATCAACCACTAGCTCACACCTTGGATCGTCTTTGTCCACTCCACCAAACTTATAGACCACTTCCTTTACTTGCTTGAAGTCATCGTCTTGTATGATCCCGGCTTTCACCAAAGCATCACAAGCAAACTTATCTATGACCGAACATGGATTACTAATGTCAAGTCTCCTGTTGCTCCTAGCATAGTAGGTGTATGTCAATCTAACTGGCTGATTAAACTTAGGTAAGTCTTGTATCCTTTCTACAAGATCTTCTGAGTACATCCTCTTCGCCATAGATAAAACTCTATAGTGTGCGTTTCTGTAGTTGTTAAGATTTAAAATAAATTTTTTTTTCTTTGAATAGTAAATATCCAAAGGTAATTTTATTTCCATTAAGTTGATGGCCTGGTTTCAACCCAAGGTCTAATCTCTTTAATAGATGCACCATTAAATAACTTCTTAACTTTCTCGCAAGTCTCTAAGATATCTTCTGGAAACCCACTGTTCACAACTTCAATTAATTCTTTGCTGGAAAAAAAGTTTTCGCCCGGCGTATTAAAGTTCTCAGCCACGTTAACAAATCTAATCTTGTCCTTTTCATATAAGACCATGTCATCATCTTTCTCTATAGCATGGGCTGGTATCAACTCAGGTATGAAGTTATGCCTTGAACAACCTTTAGCTTGTCTGTCTTCGCTAATCTTTCTATCGTGCTGGGTGCAATGCCAATGTGCATTTCCCTTCTCAATATCAACCTTAGCGAATCGACAAGATCTACAATGAATTTCTGGCATCAAACCTCTGCCTAGATAACAAGCTTGTTGGCCAGGGGTCATGTAGCTTTTGATTCTGTAGTCTGTCTCTGGTATGTAGTTATCTGGCGGTGTCTCTGCTAACAAAATATTTTTTGCTTTTTCTATCAAAGAATCAAAAGCACTACTATCATACTGAATGATTTCAGTATATAAGTCTGAGTTATTTTTGTTATAAACAATTGCAATGCACTGAGTAAACTTAAACAAGCCCATGTATAAATGTAACTGAGCAGCATATTCTTCTGACCACTCACAATAACTACCAAGCTTTAATAGGTTTTTAAAGCGATTGTCGTTGGCTGTCTTGAACTCTAACAAAAATGGATCTTTGGTATCAATGCCCGGAAAGTTTTGCCCTACGCCATCGATGTGTCCTTTGACGTGGCCTCCTAGTGCCTCTGTCTCAAATTGCTTTCCATTAGAAGCAAGATCAAATATCTGAGCACCGGGAATCTTTCTAAGTTTCTTGATTAGATCATCCTCAACCACGTTGCCTAAGTCTAATAACCTTAGAACCCTGGCCTCCATGTCATCTGGCATAAGCCAGCGCCAACGCATCCATAACAATCGTTGATTTGAATTACCTATCTGACTCATGCCTAAATAAAATCTTTGACGCTTCTTTTGTTGCAGTTCAACATCGTCTAGCAAATGGTTAATATCTTTCATAGTGTTATGTCCTCATTTTGTTTTGTCTTAATGCCAACCACGTTCTCGTATTTTCCCTGCTTTTGCACGATGATCTCAGAGATTGTATCAAACGCACCGCTGTTAATTAATTCAGCAGCCATCCATGGTTGACTTGGTGATCCCCACTTGGTAGTAATCTTTTTCCATTTACGCACAGCCATGCTGTGTGCAGTTGGATGCCCAAACATCAATGGCATTTTCTTAGGAAAGAACTCATCTTTAACTGTAAAGGTTACTTGACAGTATTCACTTCCATTTTTAGATTTAACCACAGACGCAAAGATGTCCGTGATGGGCTTGGCTTTAGGAGGAGATGCTTTCCTTTCATCCGATAAGACAGCTTGCTTCTCGGCCTTCGTGCGCCTTGCTACATCCCTTTCTTTCTTGGTCCATAAAGTTTTGGATTGAGTCGATTCAAATACTTGTCCACACTCAATG